TTGGACGCACTACGAGTGCCTCATGTCCGGACCAGCCGCTTCCAGTCTGTCTCGCTTTTTTTGTTTAAATTGCGAGACATGCTGGATGCGACTGCTCCGGGCCTGAGTCGTGCTCGAATTGCGCCCTTGCTGATTCATATCCATGGAACGACTGGTGTTGGAAAATCTAGTTGTTTGGACTACCTTAATACGCGATTGTTAGTGGCCCTTGGGAGCAATGATCCCAAGGATCTCCATAATAAAGTGTACTATCGTATGCCTGGAACGGAATTCTTTGACGGATTCATCAACGGAACCGAGATTGTTGTTTGCGACGACTTCGGCTCAGTTGCTGATTCCCAGGTGAGACCATCCCCGGAGCCTATCGAAGCAATTCGGATGGGGAATACCGCTCCGTACAAACCGCCCAAAGCCGACCTTTCGGGGAAGGCGACGGCGCAGTTTGAAGCGAAAGTGGTGATCTGGACATCCAACCGAGTTGATTTCAAGTTTCCATCGTTGACGAATCCTGAAGCAGTGGCGAACCGAGTCCATCTTCGGTTCAAGCAGAGAGTGCATCCTGATTTTGCCATCATTAAGAACATTGGTGGCCAGAATTTGGAAACGCTCGATAACGCGAAAGTGGCAGAAGCCGCGAAGACCAACCCGAATGCTTGGCGAGACTGTATGCTGTTCGATATGGAGGATGTTGAAGGCGTCCCCCTAATTGATCGGCAGTCTTACCGTTGTATTCAGGAAGGTATGACCTTCGAGGAATTTGCCACAGTGTGTGTTGATGCGTTGAAGCGGAAGCAGCAGATTGGAGGTGGGATGCGTAGTGAACGTGAAGATTACTACGCGGCCTGTGTCCGAGCTGCCGCTGAGAGTGGAAGACCCCGAGTCATGGAAGGAAATCCTTTCCCAGAGGATTTGATTGAGATGAACACCGTTGAGTTTGCAACTCTCCAGGATAACGGGAGAGTTGGAGCTGAAATCCAGCCAGTTTGGTTCGAGGAACCAGGACTGATTGGACGATGTCTTGGGAAACATGCTCATCTGAATGTGTTCCGCTTCATTGCGAACCACGGGCTTCATGGCCAGTGGCAACCATATACTGAGGCGGATAACATGAATCAGGCGCAGCTTGAGGAGCTGAACAATTTCATGCGGCAGAGGTGTTTCTCTATGCCGGCGAGTCAAATGGCGCGTGCAGCGCAGCTGATTTACCGAACATGGAGAGCCATCTTTAACCATGAACCTGATCCGATGATTCACTTCGCAGAATTCAAGAACCTGACAACGTTCAGTTTTCTGTGTCAAGTGCATGATGATCCCGAAGCTGTTGAGACAGTGACGCAGTGGTGCAGAAGGTGTGTCGTCGAGTCTGGTAAAACAGGCCTGATGCAGGCTTTCCGCAAAACCGTACAGTTTTCCCAGCGACATCCTGTTGTTGCGATGATTCTGAACATCATTACGAATGTGATCGTGCTTTATGGTCTTAAGAAGATGTTTGAATGGTTGTTCGGCCTGATTTGGAAGGCTGGCGCCGCCGTTGTTGGTGGCGTCTCTTCCTTGTTGGGCTGGACCCCTGTTCAAATTGAACAAGAAGCTTATAGCACGGGTGTCGCAAAGTCTGTAAAGACTATTGTGACTGAACACTCCCCTGATGGTTCAAAGAAGGTGACTGTCCGCGAAGAAGCCTATCCTAACGCTACCACCCGAGCTGTGAAAACAGTTAAGACGGAGGTGTCGGGAGAGGCTGAATCATTGACGGACCAGAATGCAGCAGAGATTCGACGAAAGATTGCTTTGAACATGTATCATATTTTGACGCGCTCATCGAGTGACGGTCCGTGGTATGGCATCGGATCCTTGACTATTGTTAAGGGTCGGTTGGCTATTACGAACCGTCATTTGGTGCACGCGATGAGAGAAGATATCATGTTGAGGTCCACAACAGCGGGCCTCAAGGAGTTTGTTATGAAGAAGAGTGATCTGAATATTGTACAAGCTGACGATGCTGACGAGCTCTATGGCAAACGCGATGTGTGTGCCATTGAGCTCCCCCAGAACGTCAACATCCACGGTAATCTGATCCCCTTTTTCATGAAGGCTGAAGACTTTTCGCGACATACAGAGCCAGCACGGGCGTGTTTGGTGAAGTATACGGCGATGTCAGGACCATCGATCCTCATGTTCCAGGAAACAGACAAAATTCGTGCGTTTGACCGATCGGACTTTCGTCTTGAATTAGACGATAACTCGACCGTGAGAGTGCGCTTGTTTTACTGTTATGCAATGGAAACACAGGGAGGAGATTGCGGGGGTGTAGTTGTTGCCTTTGATCCCCGTTTCAACCGTAAGGTTGTGGGGATTCATATGGCAGGAGGTGCACTTGGCAATGGGTATACAGCTGCGGCCGCTGCGGTCAGTCAGGAGTTTATTAAACACTTGACCGATAAAATGCAGTGGCGTCACAAGTCGTCGTTTTTCGACGGTGATGTGCCAGTTGACAACCCTGCGGACGCGATCATTAAGGAGGACGGAACCATTGGTTTCGATCGTCCTCTTGATGGTCTCGTCTTGTATGGTAAAGCCCATAGCCGAGTGCATTCGGCGAAGGTTTCCACGATCTCTGCTTCACCGGTCCATAACATCTGTGGACCTGTGTTGAAGCGCCCAGCGTACTTGGTGAAGTGTAAGAACGCCCAGGGAGTTGAGGTAGATCCGCTGCAACTAGCCATGCTTAAGGTGAGAACACCGTCTTATCTTGTTGATAGGACGGCTCTTCGCGTAGCGGCGAAGCATGTTGCAGATATGATCAATGGAATCGACCACGAGAAGGACGCGAGAACGTTGACTTTCGACGAAGCTGTCCAAGGTATCGCTGGTGATGAGCGCTACCCTGCCATTAACCGATCCACGTCCCCAGGATATGGGTGGGCTAAGAAAGGCAAGGGTAAAACTTTTTACTTGGGTACCGACAAGTTCGTTGTTCGGCCAGAGGTCCGCGAGTTGTATGAAAGTACTCTTGCGGGCCTCAGGTCAGGTAAACGCGCTGGTCTGTATTGGACAGATACGTTGAAGGATGAGCTGCGGCCCATTGAGAAAGTTGAGGCAGGAAAGACGAGGCTGTTTAGCGCAGGCGAGATGGTCTTAACGATTCTGCTCCGGCAGTTTTTCATGGGCTTCAACGCTCATATGGCACGCAATGCTATTGTGGTGGAGTCATGCGTTGGCGTGAACCCCTATTCTCAGGACTGGACAGCTATTGCTGTTAAGCTCCAGAGATACGGGCGGAACGTCGTCGCAGGCGATTTCACCAATTACGATGGCACTCTGCCAGCCGATGGTTTGTGGGCCGTTTTGGACGTGATCAACGAATTTTACGGAGATAGTGAGGACAACAACGTGCGTGCGCTCCTCTGGGTGGAGATCGTTAATTCGGTCCACATCCAGGGGGACACAGTGTACGGTTGGACTCACAGTCAACCGTCAGGCTGCCCCTTCACTTCCGTTCTGAACTCCGTCTTCCATAGTATGTTGGTGCGTATCGCTTACCTGTTGAGTGCTCGTAGGTATTGCCCTGAAAAGGCAACGCTGGCGAATTTCAATAGGTTGGTGTCGCACGTGAACTATGGTGACGATGATGTGACGAACGTGAGTGTGGAGGCAGACTGGTTCAACCAGATCACAATGGCTGAAGCTTATGCCACATTCGGTATGACATATACGGACGAGAGCAAGTCTGGGGAATTGGTTAAGTACAAGACACTCGAGGAAATTCAATTTCTCAAGCGTAGTTTTGTGTGGGACCATTCCCAGGCTCGTTATCGTGCGCCCCTGGATATTAACACCATCCGGGAGATGCCATGCTGGAATAAGACAAAAGGAGATCAGTACACTCTAACAGCCGATGTACTGGAGGATGCCGTGTACGAGCTTGCACAGCACCCTCGCGAGGTCTTCGATAAGGAGATCTTGCAATTTGAGGTTGCTAGGAGGATTGTGGCGGCGCGGGTCCCCAATTTCAGTCTCGCCACTTATGACGAGATTGATTTTGTGGACGCACATCGCTACACTCTTGACGGAGTGATCTCACGAAAAGCTCTTAAACTGAGTGATCGGGGCACGACAATATTGGCAGAAAATTGTCGCGCAGCAAATCCTGCTTCAGTGTCACACCACCCACTCTTGGGCTATGGTGTGGCGGAGGGAGGGGTATTTACCCCCACTGACGAGTGTGTGCCCTCCTTAAAAAATAGGCTACTCGTCCTGCCAACCCAGCCGGCTACTGAGTCATTGCCGCGCTGGTTAAAGAGACTCGCACAAAGTAAAGCACAACAACTGTTTGAAGGATTGACGATGACCGAGCGAGAGGACTTTAACGAGTTCTTTGTCGCTCATCCGAACCGCCCCACTATGTGTAACAGCTCCTATTGCTTCCAACCACCGGAGGTTACGATGTTCTACCGTCACAAGAAGAACTGTATTCCGTGTGATTTCCACGGTGGCATGGACTTTGTGATTCAGGAAGAAGTTTTTAAGGAATGGAAAGCTGAACGCAGAGGACAAGACACCGTAGATGTTGGAGGCCCTGCCCAGAGCGGGAGTGAAGAAGAGCTCCCGAGTCTCACCACTTACACCGGTGAGGCCAAGAAGTTGGAGTTCCTTTGGGAAGCGCTTGGACAGATGCAGGCCGCCAATGCTCGTTTGCTTACGCGAACGAACTTGGCGGTCCAATCTATCTCGTATCCCAAACCAGAGTTCGCTCTGGAATGGTTGCGAGATGAGAAAGTGCGGATCAAAGAACTCCGGAAGGAGCTCAACCTGTGGATGCAGGCGAACCAGTTGGGTGGAAAAGCCCAGGCTGGTGATGAGCCTTCCGGAGTTGATTCGAACCCCAACTTCGCTGGAGGGGCAGCCCATGAGGATACCCACGAGGTCATGACTTTCCACCAGGATGGTGACGTTGAGAACATGGAACGGTCTTTGGCCGCTCCTGTCCCAGAACCAATCCGTGCTGGTGCGGAAGATAAGTTGGCGAACGACTTGAAGGATTTCCTTCGACGTCCAATTCACCTTCATGATTTCGTGTGGGCGCTCACCGCCAGTCGTGGCGCTGAGCTTCTCCTCATGGACTTCCCCAGGGAGTTTTTGGAGCAGACAATGGTTCGTGAAAAGCTTGCGGGCTTCCGATTCGTGCGGTGCACGTTGTGTGTAGAAATACAGATCAACGCCCAGCCGATGAACGCAGGAGGCCTAATCGCCTGGTTCGAGCCATTGCGGCAGCAGCTCAACTTTAGACCATCTTCGGTGGGTCACATGGGGGGCATCTTCGGATACCCCAATGTGATTTACCGACTCGGTGACTCGACGGCTGTGCAGCTGCGCATCCCTTTCTTCCCCCTGATTTCGCACTATGACCTTACAACAAGTTATGGTGGATCAGGTGGACTCCATCTGACGGTGTTGTCAGCTCTTACGGGATCTGACGACGTCGACGGAACGGTGTTCGTGTGGGCGGATGACATCGAG